CGGGGTTTATAATTTAGATCGATAAATCTGTCCTGATTATCTCCGTCAAATTCAAAAATCAATGCCTCTCTCGCAATGTCTTGGCTCAAATTATGTGGGATATCATTAAACTTGATAGGGTAGCGATTATTGTCATACGACAAATCAGCTACGGGTGTCGCGTCTTCATGATGCACAGTCATTGGGTCAGTCATTACGGAAGGGGCTACTGTCGCCAACGTACCCAAAGTGGACACGGTGGATTCTGCTATAGATAAGTCATTATTACTATTATTATTACTATTATTTTCGTTAGAATTAATTGTAGCAGGTATTATTTACTTAATTAGGGGAATCTACCCAAACTACCCTAAGTTCGCGAAGTTCGGATTTTTGTGGGGCTGCCACAGAGCCATCCGAGACTCAATAGTCTAGCTCGTCACCTATCACAGCTTCTGGAATGTATTCACTTCGCTGTTCTTCATTGACTCCAGTGGTCACGCGATAGGTCCCCTGAATAAGATCCAAAATAAGGCGTTGTCTATTTCGAACCTCAACAGGTATAACTGCTTTCCTGAAAAGCTCTTCGTACTTTGTGAGCAATTCTGCTTTCTCAACTGGGTGGTAAGTAAGTTCCTTTTGAAGAACTTCAAAGTTGGTGCGCATTTGCTCTTCAGGATCGAGCTTCTTCTTCTGCCAGTCCATCATATTGGTTAGAACGTCCAAACGAAGAGGTCCTACCCAACGTCCATATTCCTCAGAGTATCTAAAAGAGCGCTTGAGAAATTCAACTTCAGTCAATGGCCGAAAGTCAAATTCTCGCCCACTCTTCGCCTCGTCCGTGTAAGTCAAGCCGAATTGTGCCAGAATCTTAGTCAACCCGCGTTGATTAAAATCTGGGGGGGCAGCCTTGGAGACAGACATGATGTTGTCATCACCGTATGTGCAAAGGGACACGTATTTCTTAAAGTCAGGAAGGGAACCTCCTGCTTTAACGAAAGCCAAACGCATGACGATCTTAAGAAACAGACAATTTATCACCGTAGTGAGAATATTGCCTGAAGTCTGCGAATGGGTGCTCTGAAACACTGAGCCTCTGCAGTTGTGGTAAGCGTTAATAACTTCGTTATACAACACTTGGCGAATACGTCTGTCCTCGTCCGTTTGTGATCCAATATCATACCATGAAATGATGATGTCTCCAACTGCTTGAAGAACTTGTCGGCAGAGACTGCCATCAAAGTTCTCAAAGTCGCCGGCGATCATCCGTTCCTTGTCCTTAAAGAATATAGCCAGGTCGTTCCACTCCCGAGAATGCACGTCGATACCTAAACCGATCTCGTTGTAAATCCGATTTTCCATCACATGCGCGCAAAAGCCCATAAAGTACATTTTGCTCGCAAGCGTGTGGTCAACTGGTCCAACAGCAAACAATCTTGTTTTACCTTCATCCACCTTCGGTATCGGTCGTGTTTCATCCTTGGTCGTGGTTACATAAATCGTCCAGGTTCTGAAACCCTTCTTCGCGGCTTCAATTCGTTTAAAAACATCTGCACGCAAATTAGGATCTATCCATGGTTCATCAGCAGGTCCAATCCAGGTAGTCTTTCCGGGTCCTTTGGCGCTAAAGATATAAGGAAATCCAGGGGATGTTTTCCGGTTAACTCCCGTCAAATACTGGGAAATGGCGGAGTCACCGTAACAAGCAACCTCAAGATCAAACACTCGACACAGCTCTTTGTTTGTGTTTTCAATCATCTCCCCTTTGATAGAAGAGACGACGTCGTCGAGCAAATCTGGGTCAATATAGAGGTTGTGTCCTGTAAGTTTCTTCAATCCTTTTAGCACCGGGTCAATTCCGTTCGTGGGCACCAACATCGCTGGTTTTTGCGTTACTGGCGCTACAAGTCCGTGAAATATGCTTGGGATGTAGTTGGTCTCAGTAGGCGATCGAACAGCTTTTGCACGTCCGATAGGCGCGAGTCCCTCAACTTCGATTATTGCTGGAGCAGCATCGAAAGTTAGGGCCCTCATGCCCTCACCATCAACAGTAATCTCATCATTAACAAGATCATCTTCATCTGATGGTGGCATTGCAATTTGAGCAATAAAGCTCGTTCTACTTAGACCTTCCATGACCCAATCGTACTGAATCCGTTCGGAAAAGCCAGTGTTAGCACCGACATTTCCAGCCACATGCATTCCAATAAATCTACGCGTGCGATAGCGCGAACATTCAAACAAAATGGATCCACAGAATCCCCCCTTCGTGGGAATGAGGTATCTGTAGCCATTTATCCTCTCAGTCTCACGGTCTTTAGAAAGGCCGCCAACATACACACCAGTTTGTACATCAAATTTGGTGAACTGCAAAGCAGCGTAACTTCTGCCTTGACTGTTGTACACCAGAGAAACGAGATTCGCTTTTCCGCTCTCACGAGCAACATGATCTTCCTTAGTCGCAATGAGATTCGTTATGTCCCTATGAGAGTGCACACTCGCCGGACATTCCATCAACCAACACTCAAGCTGGTCTCCTTGGCTGTCATACAGGGGGTACCACTTGACGCTGTCGCAGGGGAAAATCAACATGGTGTCGTTCCCACCGACGAGCTTATAATACTTTCCGGCAGTGACGACATTTCGCAAATGAGAAGGGACAAGCATGATTTGTCCACGAATAAAGATACCTTGCAAGGCAGGATTGCCCTTCGGTCTCTCCTTCGTATTCTCGTCAACGAAAATGCTGTACATGTTGGACAATATCCTAAACTGTATTTGTGTTAAACCTATGTCGTCCTCGCTCTGAGCTTCAAGAGATTCAGATTTCATTGGAATGGTCTTGCCTTTCGCCTTGCAATCTCTGCAAATGTGGGGGTACTTAATAGCTTCATCCGGATCGAATTTACGCTTATGAGTATGAGTGAAAACACCTCCACACACTTCGCAGAAATGCGAATGCTTATAAGGCTTGCCATCAGCTGGTAGGATTGAGTGAGAACGGTCAGTGAGATTCGGAACCATCTGAGCAATGACCTTCGTGATGTTGACGTAACCAGCATCGTCGGGAAAAACACACTCTTCAGATCTTTCAAGCTTGGTGGGTTTTATTACCAAGCCGGAGTAGTTCTCAGGCTTATTAGGTTTGATCACTACACCATTGTAATTCTCAAGCTTAGAAGGTTTGATGACTACACCGTTGTAGTTCTCGAGATTCCTGCCCTTAATCGTCAAACCACTGTACGTTTCTGCAACAGTGGCTAGGTCAACAGGCTTACACGTCTTTGCAGCTTGAGCCATTTTCTTGACTTCAGCACTCGCTCCTTTGATTGCGCGGCTCTCACGAATGCGCAACTCCTCCTCAAGCGGGAAATCCGATAGGAATTCAGCCCACTCAGGGTCATCCATCGCTACAGAGAGAAGCTCTTGAATCAGTTCAGTGCTCATAAAGAACACGAACCATTCACGGTCTTTTTGCGTGCCTCTCTTAACTGCAGCCATGCAAGTCGCAAGACACTCTATCTGCTCTGGAGTTTGCGGAATTCCAATTTTCCACGTATCAGATCTACCTACTTTCAAGCTAACGTCGTACAACTTGCGCGCCGTCGTCGATATGGCTTTGTAAGTCAGCCACGCAGCTAAAGCGCCACTTAAACCTATTAAAAACAAACGAAGAGGATTCTTCATGTTTGTAGCCAGTGCCTGCTTAATGCAAAAAGCCAAAGATTTACCTTCGTCTCTGCAAAAAGCAACCATCTGAGCTACTTCAGATCTGTGGTTGTTCACAAAAATACTTAAGCCTAATTCCCTGTTGCCTCGAAGTAAACTTAAAAATTCCTCAACATCAGTCTCGTCAGTCAGGTAATGAGATGCCACTTCCTCGGTCAAGGTGTTATCGCGGAAGTAAGCGAAAATCTCTTCGCAATACTCAGTCAGATCTTCTTGGAAGCCCATATCTTCTGGTTCAGCACGAATGAAGCCTTTGATTTTGCTGGCCAAGCCACCAAAAACTTGGGCTTCATATTCGGGCTGGGCCCCTTCTAGTGATTGGCGCGGAGTTTGTTGAAAACGCACGGATGGTAACTCGCTTTCATTCACTGAAAACGTAAATGAAACGGGCGCGTCCTGAACATTGTTGGTAGCGCGCGTCTGCACGTTGTTAATCGTCGTCACAGTTGGAGTAGTGACGACAGGTGGAAGACGCTCGCACAGTGCCGCAAAATCCAATGCTTTGAAGGTGTCATGAACCATCTTGTTGTTCTTGATCTTCTTGTCGACTTCCTGGAACAGAAAATTCATAAAGCCTGTAAAGTTGTACTTAGATCCTACTGGCGCTACTGAGTAACCCTTAAGGCACTCCGTAGCCTCGAACTCGAACACTTCTAACATCACTCCTCTCAACTTGGAAGTATCCAAACAGATCTTGTTGCCAGCTTGCTTTGCGAAAGGCGCAGCTGGGCGCACACAGAAATGAAATGGTGAGATTCTTCTGTAGAAAGCATCTGGTTCAGTGATGCTGACTACATATGGTTTTGGTCGGTTTGATGTCATGATGATCAGTGGTGAAGTGAAGTACGATGTTCCTTTGTCGCTCAAAGCCGCCATATTCAGGGGCATAGGAGCTACATTAGAAGCAAAGATGGTGGTCATTATCTCAGGATTTGGAAGACTCCTTTGGTCTAATACTTGGCCTAGATCGTCCATCACGAAGATAGGTTGGCCTGTATAACCAGACATAAATTCGTCGGTCGGGTTATACTTGTACATAAACTTCCAGGGGTCATCTGTTTGAATGCCTACAGATTTCAGGTAGGCGCTGGCAATGTACTGCACCACAAATGATTTGCCACAATTAGGCTCACCATGCAAATACAGCACAACCGGCTCAATCCGAGATCCAGCAGAGTAAATTCCGCTGTTCGCGACTTCTTCATACAACACTTTCAGTCTTTGAACTCTTGTCCGCAGGTCGGTGATCTTAACATTACTTAGCTTCAGATCTAACATTCGAGATTCTATGCGCATAGCGATATTCACAGCATGTCGATAGGCAGCTGCGTTAATCGGATTGCGCTTAGCTTTTTCGACTTCTTCGAGCGAATTCAGTCTTGCAAATTCAGTTCCAAACCAAACGTAATCATCGACCAAACGTTTGATTTCAGCTTCCTCGGGATCTTCTCCTGTGACGAAAGCGGTAATGAGCTTGATGAATTTTTGACCAATTTTGGCTATCCAATCGTACAGACTCTCAAGCCCTGAGATTGATTTTCCCAAGTCGCCAAAGGCTTTAACGCACTTAAACCATCGGCTCTTGGGCATTTCAGATCCAACACTCAAAGCACCAGTCGTTGCCGCTCCTAAAAGAGCAACTACGCTTTCAGATCCAAGGTCTTTCGCGCTCTGGGCCACATCTGCCCCATCTTCTTGACCAAGGCAAATATCACGCAAGCTCCTGTAAGTCTGAAGAAGATACTCGTAAACTGCAGCATCGCAATAGTCTGTAATCAATTCCAGACAGGCAGAAGCTATGTAGTAGTACTTGTACTCTTCTTTGGTCATCCAATACTGGGCAACTTTAAAGAGTATTTTCCTAACTGCACGCGTAATAGCGGCGCCCGTGGATAAAGGCGTAAGATGTTGAGAAATGAGATTCTCTACTGTCGATAAAAAGCTAGAAACGCTTTCGGGGACTTGATGTTCGACCCCAATACTGAAAAGCGCTTGTGCTTCGTAATCGTACAAGCGAGTGACTTCCGTTTCGCAACTAGCGATTTCTCGCGATCGCTCAATAAACACGGTGAACATTCGATAAAACATCTCTCGCTCGTTAGCTGTGATGTTCAAACGAATGCCTCCTTGTGTCATTCTCAACCAGTAATCCGGTTTGACGAGTCTAAAACCTGAACGGATAATCGCTGCAATTGTTAGTAAACGGCGTCGAAGCTTCTCTTTTGGCATCCAGTAATAGGATTGCACAAAGAATTCCGCTTCAGCGACGAAGCTACAATCTTCACGATCAAACCATTCCATTTCACGTCGAAAATCCTTGTCGGTCATCTCAGCAACAACGTCCCCTCGTTTCTCAAGAAACTCGAGTAACGCTTTACCACAAGTGGTAAAGGCGGGGGCTAATCGCTTAACAAGACCAGCGTCCGTATAGAAGGAAAACGTATCATAAATGAAAGCCATGTCGTCAACTTCAATCTGTCCTGTGGTTTGGTTGGTTTGGGAGAGTTTTGAACAAGCCATGGGTATCGGTTAAAAGTTTAACGGCCTCGCATTCAGACGGAATTTATGTCATCGTCCTACTTGTGCTGCACCGGCACACCCCCATAAACGTATTGCAGTATCTCTCTCAAAATACACCCGTATTTTGAGGATCATTAATACTACGCCACGATATGGGCTGCGTACTACCTAAATCCCCAGGGTTTTAACGCCCCGGCGGTTAGAGCTAAGGTTAGGGTTCACCAAAGCCGCTACATCTATTCAGATCTTGCCACTGAGCTCTTTCCATTTCGCCTTTCGGTTTACTTCGGAGATACTCTTGTTAGCGTGGCTCTTCAAAAGAATTTTGCGGTATTCAAATCAAATCCTAATGAAGTTCGAATTGTGTTTACGATACTGATTCAACAACAATCCGATAGTTGAATCCACTATAAAAATTTCAAAATTTTTCGGCAAATGAAATTTTAATAACGAATTATATGTGAATTTTGAAATAAATTAAAACTTAAAAATAATAAATGGTCTTAATTAAAATTTGGTCTATGTTGTCCAAAAACTTGCCCCCAAACTAAACTCAGGTTGGCTCTTAGCGAATGGCCAGGAAAAGTTTGGAAGGTCTAGTTTCTTTTAGGACTACAACTGTGCTCGACCAAGCACAGAGGCTAAAAAGGATTGTGT